AAGACCGACTGCATCCCGCAGCCGACGTTCAACACTCCGCAGTGAAGCGGGTTGTACGCTCTTCATACCGTGCATGGCATACAAGCCCTTTGCACGTCGAGCAAATTCATCAATCACGGCATCCGCCATGGCTTGATCAGATACGGCTTCGATGGCTCCGCAGAGCGCATCGTAGTAGGCTTCAAGCCCCTCATGGATCAGGTCACCTTCAGACTCGTTGAAGACCGACATAGCGTACTCTTCCGGGGATTGTTCAGGCATTGGAGCCATGACCATCTCTTCTTCTTCTTCCATCATAGGCTCCATGCCGTAGTACTCCTTGAGGGTTTTTACACTGTTACGATACTCGGCAGGTGTCGGTGTAATCGATGCTTCAGCGATAGGCCAGCGGGTGATTTCAGCGGCACCGCCCATACTTTTACGCTCTACCAGATGACCGGCAGCACCAGAGGAAAAGCCCATCTTCCCTTGCTTGCAGAGCTTTGCAATCATGCTGCCGTATTCATCGGCCATGTCTAGTTGGGCTTCATACCAAAGCCCCGTATCGTCCATCTTGACGTAGCCTGTACCGATGCTCTTCTTCCCGACAGCGGCATCCATACCGTGGTGGTAGTAAACATTCAAAGGGACTCGCTGCCCCTTGGCAACCGGGAACCCGTAGTCGGTTGATGCGGTGAAGTAATCACCCTCAAGGTCGGCGGTCTTGGTATCACCAAAGCGCACAAGGTAGCCTTTGACGTAGCCTAACCGGTCGCTCTTGATACCGTCTACGGAAGATGTCAGCAAGTCCATACCCTCAGTATCCCACAGTGCATTTTTCATAGGTATGTCGTTAGATCCGGTATGTAACCCTCTAGGTCTCTAAGCGGCAATACCCGTGTAGTAGGCCCCCAGTCGGCGTTAGGCACCACGGTTGCCATGTCGCTAAGCGGCAGCCCTTCAGCGTAAAGGTTGTAGCGGGCGGTGCCTAGTATCTGCTGGGCTTCAAGCGGCGTTAGCCCCTTAAGAATCTCTTCACCGGTTGCCACCTTGGGGCGTGTATCAGGGATGGAAGAATCACCGGTTATCTCTGCCCATGAAAGCGTTTCTGCAATCATAACGCAGCGACAATTTGGGTGTGATGGCATGATTTCATCGGTACGGTGAAGGGTGCCGGAAAGAGCCAAGCAAGCAAGGCATACCCTAGCATCTTGCGTGGCTTGCCTTCGGTAACCGGTCACTGCGCCATTCTCCGTGTATAGTTGCCGCTGGGCTTCCCTGGCGCTTCGTATCATCTCGGTACGGGCTATCGTCTCGGCACGTTGCCGTCCGATGTCCGCCGCCTTGCGTACCCGCCGTGCTACCGTGCGCGGGCCTTCACCTAGGCTTATGCCTTGTACCAAAGCCATCTGCATGGCATCGGTGGTTACTTGGGGGATGGCATCGAATAGGACAGCCAGAGGGCTACCATCGCCTGCGAACCCGACAAAGGCCTGCAAGGCTTCGTCAGGTAGACTTGTCCATGAAGTACCAAGGGTAACGCCGGCGGGCTTTTTACCCGCTGCCGCTTCCACAAGGCTTGGCGTTGCATCATTAGCAAGGATAGCGGCTTGTAGCTGCCCATCGGCTGTAATCACTGCCCCCTCAACACTAAACTTCTTCAGGTTCTTTCCGAGCTGCTCGATGTTATCTATGATCCGCTGTCGCATCCAAAGGATAGTTTCAGATGGCGGTTCCCCGTTGGCTTCACGCTCGGCTATCCTACCCTCCAGCGCTTCAAGCTCATCGATGCTTGCCTTGGTTGCGGCTTTGTATGCGCGTTGCATCCGGCTGATGGCTACGCCTTCACGCTCTAGCAGGTCATTCCGATACTTCTGGGATGCGGCATAAATCCTGCCCGTGCCGCTGTCTACTCGCTTGAGATTTCCTCCAGCGAATACCCGTAAAAAGGGTGGCTCTTATACACTACCCCCGGAGTGCATACGTGGTCACCATCAAGGCTCTTGCCATCAGGCTGCATTGCGTCCCGCTTGGATGTAGCCCAGCGGAACCCGGCATCACCGCCCCATAAGTCCCAGGCTACTCTACCGGGAGAGGGGAACCCTTCCTCACCAGCGTTGAAGCCTTCGGCCTTCTTGTCTACCTCATGACGGCTAAAGAAAGAGTACATCCGGAGGATGGTGTCTTCGGAAAGTTTCTCACCGTTGACAATCTGGTTTGCTCGCGCAAGGCCTACCCGCGTCCCGCCATCGAACCCTTCAGCCTTCCAATCGAGCGCCCGCTGTGCCGCTTCAACCATGCCGGCGTTCGGTACATATTTCATCTCGTACGCTTTGGCTTCGTCCCGCAGGGTAACCGGTGCGGCTCCTGTGTGCTGCACTGGCAGGTTCAAGAAGCTTGTAACGCTACCCGGATCGTAACCAGAACGGATAAGGATACCAGCCGCGTTGGTTGTCTCTGCTAGGGATGCACTCGTACCAGCCTGCACGCTGATAGCGGATGGATGCAACACGCCTTCATCTTCCGGCACGGCTTCCAGCCCGGCTATTCGCTTGGCTTCAGCCCGATCAATGATGCCCGCCTTGTACAGTTTCTCTGCTCTTACCGCTTCCGCTTGCATATCGTCAGCAAGCGCCCGCACGGTTTCAAGGTCGTACATCAGGTAATCACCCTGCTGTGTCTCAGGGTATTCCGGCAGCAGGTCAGCGGTGATAGCATCCGCAAGGGTACGGAGCAAAGGCACCATGCCGTCCTCCCATGCCGCCTGTTGGGCGCGCTCGTAATTACTGTAGGTAGACCGCTCTAACCCGCTTCCAAGGCCTAGCACCATGGGGTTGATGCCAAGCGCTGAACAGATGCGCTCCTCCGGTACACGTCTAACAGAATCTAGTGCAAGCTCTGAAGGCGTAAGGGATACACGATCCATCTTATACGCGCCGGTCATAACCACGATGCCGCCGCTACCGTCCCCGGTTAGGTCTTCGTGCAGCTGGCGCTTCACCTGCCGGGCATCGTCCATAGACATATCAACGCTGGTCTCTTTGGCATCAGGCCCGACGATAAGACTCGGCATAGCACCGTTTGCAAGCAAGCCGTATGCGGTAGTGGATGCGGTGTTGTCGGTTGCAATCTCCCGCAGGACAGCGGTAAGCGGCGCTCTACCAATCCGGATATCGCTTGGGTCACGCCCGTACCGAATGTGGATGATGTCGGATACCGGGATATCAAAAGAGCGCCCGTCAGTGGTGTAGACGTAGTGCGTCAAAGGGTTTATACCATTGCCTACCGGGCGTACCATGTCCTGCGGTAAGAACTGTAAAGCCGTCACTACACCACGGGTAGTAGAGCGAATCTTTCTCAGGTACGTGTTGCCGAATAACTTGTAGTCTTGGATGACCCAGCCCCAGAACAAAGACCCCATTATCATCGGATCCGGTTGTGCCATGAGCTGTAATACCGGGTGGTCTTCTACCGGCTCTGCCTGCTGGCTGTCTACCGGTCGGTAGTAGCGCGGTGTGGCTTGTGGATAGTTCCTGACGTACCAGTCAATGGCTGAGGCAACAACCCCATTTAGCCCAAGGTCACCGGCTACCCGCGCCCAGTCCTTAGTGCTTCCAGGGAGCGCCCGGCGCAGGAGTGTTTGCAGCTGACCAGAGCCGTACCCGGTTAGGTAGATGTCCCTAGATTGAGACAACGGCAGCGGTAGTGCCTGTGTCGGGTTGGCTGCGGCTTTACGTCCAAGGATGCGGTCAAAGATACCCATGCTCCCAGTATCCCACAAAAAGAAAAAGCCCCCTTGCGGGGGCCTGTGGGCTTCCTGTGTTTAGTTCAGTGTTCCTGCCTTGTAAAGTTCCCAGCAGATGTTAGCCATATCTAATGCATTCTGTGCATGGTGCTTTGTGCATTCAAAGGTTGCTTGTGTTTGTGTGCAGTCCCAAGCAACATTGATTGTTGATCGAACGTCTGCATGAAAGCCGTTAGCATCATGTGCTGTCTTTGCGGCTTTGATTGCAATCAACTGCTTGAAGCGGGTTTCAGCGTTTACTGCGTTTTCGAGGTGAGCGATGATTGTTTCCATTGTTTATCTCCTGTATCCCCTTGGATGTAGATAATATACACCGCCCGTGTATATATTGCAAGGGTATAGGGATGTATATTTTAGACGGCTCCCCAAGAACGCTTAGATCCGCACACCTGCCAAGCATAAGCCAGGGCATCAACCACGTCATCATGCCGCCCGACCGGGAAACTCAACAGCTCATCTTCAAAGTATGCCGGCAACCCTTGGCAGTGCATGACTTGGCTTTGCTCGTAACGGGCTTCCAGAGGGGCAAAGCGGGTCACTTTGTCACGGTCTGGGCGGATGCCCCGGATAGGCAGTTTCGTACGCCTAAGCAGCTCCTGCACGACAGCGGCTTGGTATTGCACCTGCTCGATGCCGATCATGCTAGGATTCCACTTAGCCGCCATAGCCTCGATGAACCGCAGGACAGCTGCAAAGTCTGACCTAGTACGGTTGATGTCCCTAACGTAAATCGTCCCATCGTCTCCCCGGCTCACTACCGCAACCCCGGTATAGTCTGCTTCACTCTTAGTAGAGATTGCAAGGTCAACCCCGATGTAGGTAGGCAGCCCTTCAGGACAATCACCGTAGCGCAACCACTCCCGCTTGATGCGAGCTCCCGCCGCATCCACAAACTCTGCTAAATACTCCTGACGAAAAGCGATGCTCGGCAGTGACTCACCAGCCTTCTCAACCTCAGCTGCATCAATCCACGGGTTCGCGGTAGTCGGCATCTGCCATGCCATCCAGTCGGCATCGGTAGCGGCTTGATTGTAAAGGGTGCGGAAGTAGTTGCTACCCTTGGGAGTGCTGAGAAAGAACGCATCCCCCTTGAAGTCTGTAAGCGTTGGGCGGATGGCTTCAGTCCAGGCTTGCTCCAAGTGCCTAGCCATGGCCGCCTCATCAATGATGACCCGCTTGTACTTACGCCCACGGGCAACCGTGCTAGGATCGTCAAGAGTCCAGTAGTCGATGGCCGCCCCGGTTATAAGCTCGATGCGCGGTGCGGGGCTTTGTACAGCTCGCCGTATCACGGGAGCATAGATACGCTTGTGATCCGCGTATGCCTCCTCTAGGAGCCTGTAGGTAGGCGCAAACCACGCGCAAGGCAAGCCGTCCTGCAGTACCGGGTCACTGAGCAAGTTACCGCCCAGGGTAGTTTTCCCGAACCTACGGCCACAGGCTAAAACATTATATCGGCGGGCTTCCCGCAGAATGACCTGCTGGGCTTCATGCGGCCTTGGCAGGACTAGTCGAATATCAGGCAAGGCTGGTACGCTTTCTCAGCTGCAAGGATACGGGCTTTTGCAATCGTGATGTAGTCTGCATCCATCTCACAACCAATGAAGCGGAAACCTTCAAGCACGGCACCCCGCCCGGTGCTACCTGAGCCGGTGAAGGGGTCAAGCACGATACCGCCGGTAGGTGTAACCATGCGGCACAAGTAGCGCATCAGGTCGGTAGGCTTTACGGTCGGGTGGAAGTTGTGCGCCTTGCTGTCGTTGCGTTGGTATGCGTTCTCTAGTCGCTTATCCCTACCATCGTGGCTGTACTGCTTTGCATCCATCATCTCGCACCCATCGTCCCTGTCATCCTTGCAGGCTTTAGGCGTGTAGAAGAACCGTGCCGCTTCGCCCATGCCTTGCAGAATCTCTGCGCTTCCATCGTGCATCACGTTAGCAGGCCAGCGGCCTAAGTGTGTTGATTCCTCACAACCGTTGAATCCACTAACTGGAGCAAGGCTATTGAAGCTTTTACCCGGTACTTTCGCACAGGTTTTTATTTCCTCTTCACCAATCCGGCAACCGTCAATGTTGATTGCGCCTGTACCCCACTCCTGCACGTTCTGCGCTACCGTGGCTTTGAAGGGCTTACGTGCCATCGTGATAGGCTCCATGGCTGGTTTGAGTGCTGTACCCCAGCCCTGATGCTCACCATCTAGGTTGTGAGACTTTGGGAACCCGCTACCGTACATCCACGCTAACATATCCCGTATCTCAAACCCCGCATCTTCAATGCGTACCGCCATGCGGTGTTGAGTCCTAGTACCGGCAAACGCCAGCAGGTAACCGCCAGGTTTCAGCACACGCAAGCACTCTGCCCATATCTCAGTAGACGGAACGTCATAATCCCAACGCTTGCCCATGAAGGATAAGCCGTACGGTGGATCGGTTACGACAGCATCAATCGAACAATCCGGCATGGTGCGCAGGATGTCTAGACAGTTGCCGTGGTGAAGCTCATGCACCGGGCTTATCCGCGTACTCCACGATGACCTTGACCGGGCTACCGTCTGCGCCGGTCTGCTCTACCCTTGATGACCAGTCGGCCTTGTGCTTGCGTTCAAGCCACCACGCAGCGGCTTGCCATGTCGTATCAGCTGCTTTTTGAATGATAGCCACGTTGCGAACTTCGGCATCCGCTTCTGCTTTTTTTATAGCGTCCGCAAATTCCGACTTGTCTCGCAGCCAGTTCGCAAAGGTATCTTCTGAAATAGCCGCATAAGAGCATGAAGCACGGCGGGTATTTCCAGCCCTGAGTGCTTGCGTTATACGGGTCACTGTTTCGTCGTTGTACTTTGATGGTTTACCCGGCATTGTTAGCCTCCAGTTTATCTAACCACTGCCATTGAATCTGTTCAGCGATACGAGCGGTCATCACAGGAGGAACCGACATCCCAATTACATACTTTGGATCAACATCCATAAAGTCATAGTCTTGTGGAAAAGTGCCGCAACACTTCAACTCCCTGACACTCATATACCGATTGCCATATACGACAGCAAGTGAGTTGCCGTTTGATGCCGCAATCGTGTTGCAGACACCATTGTCATAAATAAAAACTGAGTTAAAGTTTGACCCTTTGCCAGTCAATCTAAGATTGACATCAGCATAAGATTTATCGCTTGGTTGCCGATGCTTCCAAACATTCAAATCGTAAGGTGTAGGTTGTTTGTATTCAGCATCACCTTCTTTTCTCACTTGCCCAAAAGTTATAGGCTTGTCATCAAAGTTACACTTGAGCGGTGGAAGTTTCAAGTCAGAACGCCGAGCAATGAAAAAAGAACGTTGTCGCTTCTGTGGAACTCCCATCGATGCCGCATTGAAAAGGAATACCTGAAGGTCGTATCCGGCTTCATTGAAAGCCGTTTGTATTTCTTTCACGTATCCTTTAGCCGCTCCCTTGAGTAGTCCGCTGACATTCTCAGCGACTGCAACTTTAGGTTGCAATCGCTTCACAAGGGCTATGTATTCAAAGAATAAATCATCAAGCCTTTGTTTTGCTTGACCCTCCCGAAACTGCTTTTCTTTGCCCCAATCTTTCTCCCGATTACCTGCAGTGCTGAATGATGAGCATGGAGGTGAACCATCAAGAATATCAAGGTTGAATAATTCAACAGGCAAATCTTCACGCTTACGGAATACCCGGATATCTTCCAAGTAAACCATCTTAGGTTTGTGATTTTGCTTGTAGATGCGGGCCATCTGCGGATCAATCTCACAGATACCAAGCATTTCAAAACCTGCTAACTTGTAGCCCATTGTAGATCCACCGCCACAGGCAAAAGTGCTAAACACTTTATAGCCGTTGCGGGGCATGATGTAGCCGTCTGCTAGATTCCATTCATACGGATATTTCATTGTTCAAACTCAAAGCCACAACGAGGGCAAGCAACAGCATCATCAGAAAGTAATGTGTCTGGATCTATCTCTTTGTTCGTTGCTTCGTATTCATCCATAGAGCCAGTAAGTGAACCGATCAAAGCGTCAAGGTCAGCTGCACCATACCCTGTACCGTCAAGGCCAATAGGCGTATTCGCAAGTTCAGCAAGGATATCGGTAATCTTGGTTGTGTCATCTTGCCCGATACGGGTAGTACGGTTGTCTACAACAAGAATGCGCAACTCTTCTTCGGGAGTAACGTCAACCCACTGCACGGGTACGGTTTCCCAGCCTAGAGCCTTGGCAGCCATGACCCTATGATTTCCCGCTAGGATGTGCTTAGTGCTCAGGTTGACCACCACAGAGCCGTACCAGCCATTGACTGCTAAGGACTTCTTGATGGCTTCCACATCGCCGTTGTTAGCGTTGCGTGGATGATGCTTGAGCAGGTCAATAGCGACCTGCTCAATTTGGAGATTGATAACTCTACTCATCAAGATTCTTCCTTAGCTCAGCGCTGGTAGCCCAGAGCATGGCAGCCCGCATTTTTTCTTTGCTGATGCCTTGAGCCTTAGCCCTTTTCTTGACATCAGCATACAGCCAGCGGGTATAGAGTTCTGACCATACCACCACGCATCCAGCCCCCACTAAAGCACCAAAAGCAAAAGGAATCATTGAACTAAAAACCATTCCCCTTCCAAGATGTCCGTTAGCAAAAGACAAGTAACATCGTATTCAGTGCATCCTTGATACGGACTGTTTACCAAAGATCCGTTAGCTTCAATCCAATAAAATACACCACCGTCAGGACTATCCGATTCATCAATAGCCCATTTTCTGGTTTGCCATGTTTTGCAGGAAATAGACCATCCGGCTTTGTTCATAATCAAAGCTTCAATACCTGTCACTTTGCAACCTCCCCGGTTCGCGGATCTAAAACAACGATAGCCCAGTCGGTAGCGAACAAATCACCAGGGGACAGGCTAAGTTCTTCAAGTTGCGTTACCCGTCCCTTTGGCCCATGAAGTTCAAAGATGTTCCACACTTCAGAGTAGCGCAAAAATACGGCTCCTCCCCATTCACCGCGCCATACGGCATTACCGCCACCAGCCATCAAGGCTTGAATCACTTCTCCGAATCTCATCTTATTATCATCCAGTCGTTAGCGAGTATGTCAGCACCACGGAAGTAGGCAGGGCCGGCATGGTGCCGGTTGCCAGCACCGTCAAGTTTGTACATCACGAGTTGGCCGTGGCTGATGGCGTAGTGGATTCTTGCCCCGTCCCGGCAGACATACCGGGATTCTTTGAGGTGTATTAGTGCCGCGCTGAAGACCATACGGTGGCTGTAGTGCGCTGTAGGTGGCGCAAAGGTTGCCACCTCATCGGTACACATCTGCTGGTATCCAAGGCTTGTTGCGTAGGCGAGCAGCTCAGGATTCCTTACCCACTTCTCAACGCTCTGCCGGCGTACGATGTTATCTGCGCTAGACCAGCTGCCGGTAGTGGCGTAAACTTCCATCGCTTGCCGGATGCGCTCTTTCTTTTCTTCGATACTAAATGCTAGTGCCATCGTTAGTACCTTCCGCTTGCCTTTTCATTCGTATTTTGTCGTAGTGTTCGCGCATTGCCTGGCGTTTGTCTTCAAGTTTCCATGACAACTTTGCGCTGTCATTGCCGTGAAGGTCTGAAGGCATAAACCACATTACTTTGTAGTTTGCATTCTTTGTTGCTATGTGCGCTCTGCGAATACACGCCCAATGTGTATACGGAATCTTTCCATTACAAATCAGATCACAGCGTTCATACAGTTCTTCAATGTGCCGCATAGTATCTGCGAGCTGTTCTTTTTCGCCGGATGTCAATCGTTTCATTTACTTATCTCCCTTGCATCATTGACTACCCGGTCGGCATACTCCCTGGAGCGTGTCACAAGGTAAGCGGCGTACCAAAGTACCTTTAGCCGGTCTTCTTCCGCCTGCCCTTTATGCTCCT